AGCCCGCTGTTGTTCGATATGACGGAAAGGCAGTTTGCCGTAATGCTCGAAGCCATCTATCACGGCGATGGCAATAAGGCATGGAAGACTAGCTATCACATCGGCAAGGGCAACAGGACTTTCATTGAGCGCTTACAGATGATGGGCATTCAGCGTGGGTACCGTGCAAGCGTTTCCGTCGAAAAGAACAACGAGGTTCGTAAGTGTGACCTTTGGAAGCTACATATCAAGAAGCAGGATTTCATCAAGATTGGCTCTACAAGCGGCAAGCACGCCACATGGGAGATTGAACCGCATACCGATGAAGCGTGTTGGTGCGTGCAAAACGAGCTGGGTACCATCGTCACGAGACGCAACGGAAAAGTTGCCATCGTAGGCAATTGCCAGATGGTTGGGCGTGGAACCAGACTCTCGCCGGGAAAGGACCACCTGCTGCTGCTCGACTTCCTGTGGATGACCGGAAGGCACGAGCTTTGCCGTCCCGCATCCATCGTGGCGCGAAGCGCCGAGGTGGCGCAGAAAATGACCGAGAGCATGGCCGCGGACGGCGGTCCCGTCGACCTCATGGAGGCGGAGGCGCAGGGCGAGAGGGACGCACAGAGGGAGCGAGAGGACGCGCTCGCCGCGGAGCTCGCGGCGCAGCGCCACAAGGCCGCGAAGCTTGTGGACCCGCTGCAGTACGAGATGTCCATCATGGACGTCGACCTGCAGAGCTACGAGCCTACCTTCGCATGGCAGATGGCGGAGCCGACGCAGAAGCAGCTCGACACCATCGAGAAGTTCGGCATCAACAGCGACGGGATAACCGACGCCGGGAAGGCTACGATGCTGCTCGACCGCCTGTTCAAGCGCGTAGCCATGGGGCTCGCGACGCCGAAGCAGATACGCTTCCTCGAGCGCAAGGGATTCCAGCACGTCGGCTCGTGGACGTTCGAGCAGGCGTCAAAGATGATCGGGCGCATCAGCAAGTGCGGGTGGAGGGTGCCGCCCGGCATCGACCCGTACACGTATGCCCCGCCCACAGAGAGCGTGCCAGAGCCAACGAGAGCCCAGATTTGGGGCTGACGGCAATAGACTGGACGATTTATCGACAACGAGAGCCAGGGGCCATATAACGGCTCCTGGCTCGTTCTTGAGAGTAAAGGAGGAGTAGAAATGGCAAACGCTGCGGCTTTTGTAGTCGGAATGTGGGCAGGCGCAGCGCTGACCGTCGTTGCGGTCGCGCTGGTCTACTGGGGAGGCGATGACGATGAGTGAGCCTATTACGGGCGAGCTTCGTGGCGCGATGGAGCGCTACCGCAACTTCAAGGATGAGAACAGGGTCCAGCTGAGTGAGCGCGAGTTCGACAACCTCTGCGACGCCATCGCGACGCCGTTCACAAGGGCCTGGAGCGCGAGAACGAGTCGCTTCGCCGCGAGCTCGACCGCGTGCTGGGCGAGTCCGATAGCGTGCCCGAGAGCAAGGGGCACGTTATCTCTCATGTCACCGTCGAGGTCACGCCGCATATCGATTGGTCGCGCATGGCCGATGAGGTGGATGAGTTCGTCCAGATTGTTCGCGGCATGGCAGGTGATGCCGAGTGAGCCGCGACTACGACCACTACTCACGGCTGCTCGTGTGGGCAATCATGCGCAAGTTCGAGCATGGCATGAGGCAGTGGCAGATATCGGATGTGTACGGCATACCGATGGGGACCATCAAGAAGTGGGCCGCGATGGCACGTAAGAGGGAGTTCTCCTGACCACGACTGACGAGCTGCACCGCATGCTGGACGGGCAGCAGGGTGGAGTGGAGCAGCCCGAGTGGCCTGAACAGCAGCTTTGCCGACAGCATAACGTTCATCGGAGACGTTGCCGTGGTCAGTGAGATTGATGGGAGCGACCTACTGCGCATCAACTTCGACGGCACTCCCGAGCAAGCCATAGCCGCCACGCTGGGGCGCGGGGAGTGCAAGGTCGATGTGCTCAACACTGGCGATTGCGCTGGCTACGAATGCAGCGAGTACATCATGCATTGCAATGGTTGCGGCCACGAGTTCGGGCATGTTCTCTACAACGAGGACGGCGATGTGTGGATGAGCGAGCCGCCCAACTACTGCCCCAACTGCGGCGCGAAAATCGTAGACCCTACGACAAATGACGTAGATGCGGAGGTGGACGCATGAGCGAGCAGCAGATTGTGATGGCCCTCTGGGTTCTCTACCTCAACACGGTTGTCGGGCGGCTCGCCTATGTGCTGGGCAAGGATAGGGGAGCGGACGAGGAGCGCAGGTTCAGGAAGTCCCTCTTGGGCGTGGGCACCATATGGCGGGTTGGCGATGACGGGCGGCTCTATCAGGTCAAGGAGGACGCATGACCATAGAACAGTTTGTTGACCTTTTCCAGAGCCTTGCAATCATCCTGCTTGCTCTGGCCCTGGTAGGTGGTAGACGTGGCTGAGTACGTCGTGGAGGAGCCTAGCGACCGCAGCCCGTACTGGCAAGTGCACGAGCGCATCGTGCGGTGCAGGGATTGCAAGCGTGCCTTCGAGCATGACTTCGGGCACCTTTACTGCGGCAGGAGACCGGGGAGCTGCTTCGAGGTCTGTGGTGACGATTTCTGTTCACGAGGCGTGCCGAAAGAGGTGGACGCATGACCCCGACACAGATGGCCCGCCGCTCCGACGCGCTCTATGCAGACGGCACGCGAGGCATGACGCGGCGCATGCTCTGCGATATGGTTGCTCAGCGGGAAAGCGACCTAGAGGACGCGCGTGCCGAGAACGCCAAGCTGCGTGACGAGCGCGACGGATGGAAGAAGCTGTGCGTAGACCAAGAGGTCATGCACATCAGGCGTGAGGAGACGCTGGACAACGAGAACACAAAGCTGCGGGAGCGTGTAGCCGAGCTGGAAGGGTTGACGAACGGGAAGCGGTACATTCCCCAAGAGTGGTACCAGCTTTCCACGGCCGAGAACGCAAAACTGAGGGAGCTGGTGAGCGGACTTGAGCATTGTGCTCAAGGATTTTCCTGCGGTTGGTGCCCGCTATATGACCCATCATGCACCAACCATTATCGCTGCACAAGCCTTGAGCGCGAGCTGGGAATCGAGGTGGACGAATGAGCGAGTCAAGTTACGAGAAGTGTCATATATCTCATCGTGGCTACATGAGCAATGAGATTGACACTGCACGCGAGGTGCTGCGGAAGCATAAGAAGCTTTGCCCTGACTCCGTCAAGGAATTGCGCGACAAGACGGATATGCCAATGAGCGAATGCTGCGACATGCTGCGCTGTCTGTGGCGTGACGCTAAGCTTGAGCGTCTCCAAGCCGAGAACGCCAAGCTGCGGAAGTTGGCTGCTGAGATGTACCCATATGCAAAGGCGTTCTTGCAACAGTACTTGATACTGGGCTACATCGACTCAAAGAGCTACGACTGGTTCTTGCAGCTTCGTGAAATGGGAATCGAGGTGGACGAATGATTGGCTGGGGAGTCGCATACGGCCTGATAGGTACGACAACAATTGCTGGATGCCTGTATATGGTGGTCCATGGGTACGCTTGGTGGCAAGTGATATGCATGGCGCTTCTCGGGTACGCGCTGCTGCCGTACTACAAGGGAGCGGACAAGTAAACGGCAACGATGGTACTTTCACCGATGCCGACATGTGTGATACGGCGCATGACCGAATGCGCGAGCTGGGAGTGGAGATGAGCAAGTGAGCATCACGATCACAATCAATACGTTCCGCATGGGGACGGATGAGGAAGCGGCGAAGAAGCCGCTCGAGGAAGCATCGGAGATTCACGGTGCCTGGCAGATGCAGGGGCGCTACACGAACGACGGTATGCCCAAGACGTGGTTCGCCGACGAGATAGCCGACTGCATCACCGCGTGCGTCAACCTCGCCGACCGCTACCACATCGACCTACAGGCCGCGCTTGACCGCGTGGAAGCGCGCAACCGCGAGAGGGGGAGGTACTGACATGGGCGAGACGACCATCGCGGTGACGGAGACCGCGCCAAGGGACAACTGGCCCGCGGGCAGGATGCCCGATTGGGTCGACGACGAGACGCGCCTGTATACGGGCTTCACGCTCCGCGTCACGGCGCGCGAGTGGCCGGCCATCGTCGCGCACTTCGACGGCAAGCGCACGACCGCGTACCTCACGATGGGCGGGTTCGACCTCGACAGGAGGGGCCCTGCCGTCCATCACATCGAGGGCGACCGCGCGGCCTTCCGCAGGGCCGTCAGGGAGTTCTTCCGCGACTCGTACCAGATGGAGGTGAGCTTCAGGTGACGCAGACGGGCGACCACAGCGACCTCGAGCAGGCGCTCGACTACATCGACCCGTCGGCGCTCGACTACCAGGATTGGGTCAACGTGGGCATGGCCATCCACGAGAGCGGCCTGCCCATGGAGCTGTGGGACGCATGGTCGCAGAGGGACTATCGCAGGTACCATGAGGGCGAGTGCGCGAGCAAGTGGAAGGGCTTCGGCCACGGGATGGACCGCGTGCGCAGCGGGACCGTCGTGGCCATGGCCAAGGCGAACGGCTGGGTGCCGAGGGCATCCGTCGAAGACCGTGCGATAGGTTGGGACGACGAGGTCATTCTGGGTCCAGACCCGACATGGGTGGAGCCGACGGAGATCACGTCGTCCGGAAAGCCGCCGACCACGCAACTCTACGAGTACATCCAGGCGCTCTTCGACGACGACGACTGGGTTGGGTATGTGACCGAGTCCTACGTCAAGGACGGCCGCACCGTGCCGAAGAACGCCGGCCACCAGCGCAAGGCCGGAGAGCTTCTGGCCGAGCTCGCGAAGACCGAGCACCTGAACTACGCCATCGGGGACTGGAGCCATGACGCTGGCGCATGGATCCGCTTCAACCCGCTCGACGGCAAGGGGTACGGCAACGCGAACGTGACGGAGTTCCGCTACGCTCTCGTCGAGTCGGACGAGCTCCCCATCGAGAAGCAGAAGCCGATGATCGAGGCCATGAACCTGCCGTGCGCGGCCATCGTGTCGAGCGGGGGAAAGTCCGTCCACGCCATCGTGAGGGTCGACGCCGGCGACGACTACGGCCTGTACCGCAAGCGCGTAGAGAGGCTGTACTCCTACTGCAGGGCTCATGGCTTCGAGCCGGACACGCAGAACAAGAACCCCTCGCGCCTGTCAAGGATGCCGGGCGTAAATCGCGGGGAGAGCACCCAGGAGCTCTTGGCCACCAACGTCGGCGCCGAGTCGTGGCAGGCATGGGAGGACTGGGTCGCGGGGTCGGAGGACGACCTGCCGGACGCGGAGAGCCTCTTCGACCGCCTGCAGAGGGCGGAGCCGCTGTCGGAGCCGATCATAGGCACGGAGGAGAGGGGACTGCTCAGGCGCGGCCACAAGATGCTCGTGCAGGGCCCGTCAAAGGCGGGAAAGTCGATGCTGCTCATGGAGCTCGCGATCGCCATGGCGACGGGGTCCAGCTGGATCGGGTACCAGTGCAGGCAGGGGAGAGTGCTCTACGTCAACCTCGAGATCGACCCGCCGTCGCTCGACTGCAGGTTCAGGCAGATAGCGGAGGACGTGCAGACCTCGGGGACGAGCGGCACCAGCTGGGCGCGCAACATCGACGTCTGGAACCTGCGCGGCAAGTCGTGCCCGATGGACGTGCTGACGCCAAGGCTCATCAGACGCATGGCCGGTAAGGGCTACTCCATGGTCATCATCGACCCGCTCTACAAGGTCATCACCGGCGACGAGAACAGCGCGTCCGAGATGGCGTCGCTCTGCAACCAGTTCGACAAGGTCGCGGCGCAGACCGGCGCGAGCGTCGTCTACTGCCACCACCACAGCAAGGGCTTCCAGGGCACCAAGAAGGCAATCGACCGCGGCAGCGGCTCGGGCGTGTTCGGGCGCGACCCCGACGCGATCCTCGACGTGGCGCCGCTCGAGATACCGGAGAAGCGGGAGAGGGAGCTTGGGAACACGACGTGCTGGCGCGTTTCGGTGACGCTGCGAGAGTTCGCGCCGCCGAGCCCCATCGACCTGTTCTACCGCTATCCCGTCCACCTGACGGACAGCGTCGGCGAGCTCGCCAAGTTCAAGGTGGAGGGTGAGGACCCTTACCTCAAGAACAAAGAGAAACGGGACAGGGCCCGCAAGGAGAAGGAGGACGCCGCCCACGAGAAGATCGTCGAGATCATGCGGGAGGCCATCGAGTCGTGCGAGGCCGATGGGGTCTCGCCGACCAGAAAGAACATCCTCGAGAGGATCTCGCCATTGGACGAAAAGGCCGTCACCAAGGGGCAGGTGGAGTCGTGGACCACTCCGTCAAGGGCAAAGTGGTCGCCTTTCTCCATATGCAAGAACGGTGACGGACTGTCCGTCGTGGTCGAAGCCGACCAAGGTGAGGATGAATAAAACCAGAACAGAAATGCATAAAGGCGTTACCTCGCAATGCTGCGAATTTCCAGCCGTGCGACGTACCTCGCAATGCTGCGAATTTCCAGCCGTGCGGGTCGCGCCGAAACCCCTTACTACGTAAGGGAGTTTGCACCCCCTGCACGCAGGGGTGGCGTTAGGCACGCTCGTGCGAAAGCACGCACGAGCTTTGCGTGCATAACCGCAAGCCACGACACCCCGTGCGGTGCTCACGGACAACGACCAAGGAGACAGACCATGAGCAAGTCAATCATCACGACCGCGACGTTCGACAAGATCCTCGTCGCGAAGGACAAGGCAACCGTAACGCTGACCATGGGACCTGAGATGCTCTACCTCGCGCCGCAGATGGCGACCATGGCGGGCGAGGAGGTACTCGTCTCGATCGCGCGCACGCAGGAGCGCCTGCCGCTGGACGGCAACGATGAGTAGCGCCGCGGGTCCGCTCGCGTGGCAGGCGTTCCTGGCGATGAAGCCGCCAAGCGTGACGCACAACGACCTGACCGTGAGGAAGCACCCGAGCGGCCACCACTACATCGGCAAGACCGACCGACTGCGCGAGGCAGAGGACGCCATCTGCGCGCGCATCAGGACGTCGGCGCCAGAGGCGACGATGGGCGGGAAGCTGAGGGCGAAGGTCACGTGGTGCTTCCCGACCAGGGGCAGGCACCAGCAGGGCGAGCCGATGGACGAGGTGCCCGACCTCGACAACCTCGCGAAGACCTTCCTCGACTGCCTGAAGACCTGCGGGGTCATAGCCGACGACGCCATAGTCGCAGAAGAGCACCTGACGAAGGTGTGGAGCGACCCGTGCGGCATATTCGTCCGCATCGAGCGCATCGACCCGTGGAGGTGGCAATGATCGTCGACGGCGTGGAGACCTCAGCCCGCGCATGGCTCGCGCTGACCAAGTGGCGCTACGAGCGCATGGGGCTCGTGGCCGCGCTCATGGACGAGGGCGGGGAGTCGCACGGCGGGGGAGGGTCGGCACCAGTCGGCGGGACCACCAGCGACCCGACCGCGCGCAGGGCAATGGGCCGCATCGAGCAGGACGACAGGCTCTCCTACGAGTACCGGAGGCTCGAGCGCGACGTCGGTATGGCGCTCCGCGTCGTGGAAGGCGCGAGGTCGGCTCTCGGCAGCAGCTACGCCGACACCATCGACGCCTACTACCTGACCGACAGGCGCGTCACGTGGGAGGACGTGGCCGAGCTGATGGGTTGCACCGTGCGCACGTGCCACAGGAGGTGCGACGTCTTCTGCGACTGGTTGGAGGACGTGGGCATGGCGGGCGCGACCGAGGGCAGGTTCACGTGACCTTCTCGTGCATTATGTCCGCCAAGTTCGTTGAGTCCGCAATGTCACACTTTTTGTGCTAATGTGGTATGGTGCGCAGGATACTGGTGACAGAGGGAACCAGGTCAGCGACAAGAGACATGGATGGCCCCGCATGACAAGTGCGGGGCCTTTTTGTTTTGGGTGACATGGGGGAAGCATGGCAGCGCCAGACGTGCCGACCTACGACGCGAGGTTGGCCGCACGACTGCGCGCCAGGCGGGAGCGGGACCACACCGACAAGGCCTTCTACGACAGCGCCGCATGGCGAAAGCTCAGGGCCAAGGTGCTTGATGAGTACCACCACGAGTGTCAGGACTGCCTGGCCAAGAGCCCCGCGCGCTACACGAGGGCCGTCCACGTGCACCACGAGGCCCACGTGGAAACCCTGCCGGGGTGGGCCCTGTCCGAGACATACGTAGACGGGTCCGGCAGGGTGGCGCGCAACCTCGTGCCGCTCTGCCATGACTGTCACGACGCGCGTCACGAGAGGGTGGGCCACAGGCCGCGTGACTGCGAGGGGGACATCATCACGCCCGAGCGTTGGTAGCCGCGCCGCCTTCGTCGTCCTCTCTCATGCCCATGGATCGCGGCGCGCGCTGGCGGCGATGAAGTACTATTGCATGCCTTCCATAAGGGGTAGGGGCGTGCGCGGGCGAGTTTTCAACATCCCCCCGCCCCTCCAAACCCCCAAAAATGTTGATAACTACCGAACGTCGCCAGCTTCACGGATTTCGGAAAAGTGCTCCGTTTTGGCGCGTATTGCCACATGACGAGGTGCAAATGAACCCAAAACTGCCCGTCGCGATACTCGATGCACGCGGAAAGTCTCACCACCTGACCAAGGACGTCAGGATGCAGAGGCTCGCAACGGAGGTGAAGCCCATGACCACCGACATAGACCCGCCGCGCACGCTCACGACCAAGCGGATGCGCGAAAGGTTCGTGGAGGTTGCCACGCTGCTCGACACCATGGGCGTGTGGGATGCGGCCGACACCGACGAGCTCGCGCGCTACGTCATGGCGTCCGAGGCCTACGACCTCATCATGGGCAGGTTTGTCAGAGCGTGCCGAAGCGGCGACCTCGACCTCATCAAGGAGCTCGCGCCGCGACAGAAGGAGCTGCACAGGCAGGCGCACGAGCTCGCGTCGTCGCTGGGGCTCAACGTCACGAGCCGCGCGCGCATCGTCGTGCCGCCGAAGGTGAGCCAGTCCGAGGAGGTCGACTTCTAGTGTGCTTGATATCAGCAAACAGGCCGCCCACGTAGACCTCGAGCAGGTACCCGAGATATCCGGTTGGCTCCACATGGTCGAGGACGGAAGGATCGTCGCGTGCAAGGAGCAGCATCAGCTCTGCGCGCTCGTCAGACGCATCTTCGAGGACGAGGACCTGCGCATCGACCGCACGAGACTCGACCGCTACAAGGGCTATCAACGGTACTTCCCGTTCGACCTCGAGCCGGACGAGCTCTTCATGCTCGCCCTCATGCTCTGCACCTACACGTCGGACGGCATCCCGCGCTTCAAGGAGCTGTTCCTCTACGTCGGTAGGGGATACGGAAAGAACGGGTTCATCACGTTCCTGACCTTCTGCATGCTCTCGGACGCAAACGGCATCCTCGAATACGACGTGCACGTGGTCGCGACCTCCGAGGACCAGGCGAAGACGTCGTTCGACGAGATGCGAAACATGTTCGACCGCAACCCCGACACGTTCTCCCGCGGGTTCCGCTGGACCAAGACCGAGATCAAGAACAAGAGGACGTCGAGCATCTTCAAGTTCCTGACGGCAAACGCCCAGACCAAGGACGGTGGCAGACCTGGGGCGCTCATCCTGGACGAGGAGCACGCCTACCAGGACAACAAGACCATGGCCGTGCTCAAGGGTGGACTCGGCAAGAAGCCCGACGCGCGGATCTTCAAGATCACGACCGACGGTGACGTGCGCGAGGGGCCGCTTGATGAGGACAAGGAGCTGGCCGAGCTCATCCTCGACGGCAAGGAGCCCGACAACCGCGTGCTCCCGATGGTGTTCAGGCTCGATGACCCCGACGAGATCCACGACGAGCGCATGTGGGCGAAGGCGAACCCGTCCGTGACGCGCCGTCCGCACCTCCTGCAGGAGTACCGCGACGACTACCGCGAGTGGTGCCGTCACCCGCAGAAGCACCCAGAGGTCCCGACTAAGCGCTTCAACTGCCCGCAGCAGCGGCTCGACATCGCGGTTACGCCCTACGAGAACCTCGTACGCGCCTCCCGTGACGTGGGTGACCTCAACGGGCTGCCCTGCATTCTCGGCATCGACTACGCGCGCACGACCGACATGCTCGGCGCGTGCCTGCTCTTCAACCGCGACGGTGAGTATCAGGCCGTCCACCACGGCTGGTGGTGCACGCACAGCTCTGACGCGGGCGAGGTCAAGGCCCCTCTCGAGCAGTGGGCCGCCGAGGGGTGGCTGACCATCGTCGATGACGTCGACATATCGCCGACGCTGGTCACCGACTGGGCGAGGGAATGGACCGACGCCCACGGCTGTCGCATCCACATGGCGGCAATCGACGACTACCGCATTACGCTCGTGAAGGACGCCCTGAAGTCCATCGGGCTCGACTCGGCCCTCAAGGGCGACGACCAGCAGGTCTACCGCGTGCGACCGTCCGACCAGATGCGCGTGCAACCCGTGCTCGACTCAGCGTTCGCGAACGGCTCCATCGCATGGGGGGACTCGCCACTCATGAGGTGGTCGGTGAACAACGCGAAGCTGGTCCCCGCGCCGAACGAGAACTGGAAGTTCGGCAAGCAGGCTCCGCACTCCCGCAAGACCGACGTCTTCATGGCGATGGTCGCGGCGTTCGCCGTCGTCGACCGTCTCCCGAGAAACGAGGACCTCATATTCGCGGAGCCGTTCATCTTCTGACGCCCTCTCGCCCCAATCGCCGCGAAACGCGGTAACACGGCCCCGACATGGGGCCTTTTTCATGTCGAACCGACCTCGATTGGAGGTTACACATGGCGATAATCAGGCAGCGCATCATCGACTGGCTCGGCAACGTCGTCTCCGACACGAACCCGACGCCCGCCGAGACGCAGGTCATAGACGATCTCGCGGCCTGTCAGTGGATGGAGGTCGCGCGTGCCGTGATGGTCAGCTACGTGGTGGCCGCCATCCAGCGCTCGGAAATCGTTTTCAAGACCGACGGCATGCGCTCCTACGGTCGTGACGCATGGCTCTGGAACGTGAGCCCGAACCCGAACCAGTCTCGCGCGGAGTTCATGAGCTGCCTGCTCATGCGCCTGCTCAAGGACAGAGGGGACGCGCTCGTCGTTCCCGTCAAGAGGCGCGGGCTGACGCACCTCTACCTTGCCGACGGCTTCACGCCGGAGCCCCACCCCGGCGGCAGGGACGTGTTCGCGAACATCTGCATCGAGGGGTCGACCGAGGTGGTTAGGCGCAGCCTCACGGCAGACGACGTCTACTACTTCCGCATCGACTCCGACTCGAGCTGGATGCAGCTCATGCGCAACATGGACGCGCTCTACGACCAGCTCGGGACCTCGGTGGCGCAGGCCCTCATCGACTCGAACGGGCGCAAGTTCGTCCTTCACCTCGACCAGGACATAAACGGCACCGAGCAGCAGCGCAAGGCGATCGAGAACTACATCAAGGGCAACCTGCGCAGCTTCGTCCGCTCGAGCAACGTGGTGCTCCCGATGTACCGCGGCATGAACCTCGAGCGCATGAGCGCGGGGCCCACTGGCGCCGTGTCGAGCGTCAACGCGGCAACGGCCCAGACCACCCAGATCCGCAAGGACATGTTCGACACCGCAGCCGCGTGCTGTCGCATCCCCGCGGCGTTCCTCGAGGGCAACACCAACAACTTCGAGCAGCTGCTCGAGTCGTTCCTCACGTTCGCCGTCGACCCCATCGCCAAGGGCGTGATAGCCGAGGAAATCACGCGGAAGACCTTCACGCAGGCTCAGTGGTCGGCATCGAAGGGCGAGACGAGCGTGACCGTCGACACGACCCACGTGCGCCATGTCGACCTGTTCGGCGTCGCCGACAAGGTCGCCAAGCTCATCGGCAGCTCGGTCGAGAGCCCCAACGAAATCCGCAAATTCACGGGCCAGGAGCCGATTCCCAAACCCTGGGCCGATGAATACCAGATGACGAAGAACAACGAGGCAGCGGGCGGAGGTGAAAACAATGCCAATCAGACCAGTGCCAATGCAGCTCCTAGTCTCTAGCGACCAGTTCAGCGCCGATCTGCACATCATGGGCGACATTCGCCGTGGCAGCATCTGGGACTCGTTCGACGAGACCGGAGCAGCCTCCGAGCGCAAGACCGAGTCTCTCGACGTGGCCAAGGCGCTCGCCGACATGCCGAAGAGCGTGCAGCGCATCAACGTGCACATCAACTCCTACGGCGGCGAGGTTGCCGAGGGTCTCGCGATCTACAACGCGCTCAAGTCCCATCCTGCGCAGGTCACGACCTATTGCGAGGGCTTCGCGTGCTCCATCGCGTCGGTGGTCTTCATGGCCGGTGACGAGCGAATCATGCGCGACAGTTCCATGCTCATGATCCACAACCCGTCGAACTACGCGAGAGGGACCTCCGACGAACTGCGCAAGGCGGCTGACGACCTCGACGTGATCCGCGAGACCTCCATCGCGGCCTACATGAGTCACGCGACCTGCAGCCGCGAGGAGCTAGTCGCTCTCATGGACGCCGAGACGTGGCTCACGCCAGAGCGCTCCGTCGAGCTCGGTCTCGCGACTGCAACCGAGAGCGACGAGGACGAGAGCGAGCCGACCCAGAGCGCGCGCCGTCACGTCATGCATGCCATCATGGGCGCCAAACCCGTGGCCGTCGATGTGGTTGCGCCGACCATTGACATCGAGGAGGTCGCACGTCGCATCGCGGAGCAGCTCATGGCGTTCGCGCCATCGGTGACCGCCACACAGGAATTCATCGAGCTTAAGTCCGATGAGCCTGATCCGGACGAACCGCAGCCGGAGCCTGAACCGCAGGAGACCGCTGCTCAGCGCTTCGCGCGCATCTTCCAGCAGCTTTCCGAGTAAGCAATCGCAACAACCGAAAAGGAGGGCCAATATGCCCATCAACCTTAAGGGTCAGGCTTCCAACGCCGCCCACCAGCTCGCCGTGGCCTTCAACGACGGCTCCGTCGAGGCAATCGAGCAGGCATTCCAGACCTTCGGCAACGAGGTCGCCGAGCAGCTCGCCGACGAGTTCACCTCCGCGCAGGGTGACCGCACCATCCTCGCCCAGCGCGGCTTCCGCCAGCTGACCACCGCCGAGATGGCCTACTTCACTGCCGTCGGCGACGCCCTCGCCAGCCCCAACCCCCAGCAGGCCTTCGCCGTCTTCGACGCCAACCAGACCAACGGCATGCCCGCCAAGATGATGCCCGAGACCGAGATCAACGAGATCCTCAAGGACCTCACCGAGCGTCACGAGCTCCTCTCCATCCTCAACATGACCCCGACCGGCTACCAGACCACGTGGCTTCGCAACAAGCACTCCCGCCAGTTCGCCGTCTGGGGCGCCCTCTCTTCTGCAATCTCCCAGGAGATCACCTCCGCGTGGGAGGTCGTGACCATCACGCAGAACAAGCTGTCCTGCTACGCCGCCGTCTCCCGCGACATGCTCGCCCTCGGCCCCGTCTGGCTCGAGGCGTACGTGCGCACCACCATGGGTGAGGCAATGGCATGCGGCATGGAGAAGGGCGCCGTCACCGGCAAGGGCATCGGCGGCGAGCCCATCGGCCTTGACCGCAACATCGCGGGCTCCATCGACCAGAGCACCGGCTACCCGAAGAAGACCGCCGTCGCGGTCTCCGACTTCACCCCCGCATCCTACGGCGCGCTGGTGGCCACGCTTGCCAAGACCGACGACAACAAGGTCAAGCAGTCCATCGCCGGACTCACCCTGGTCTGCAACCTCAACGACTACCTGACCAAGATCATGCCCGCCACCACGGCGCTCAACGATGCCGGCCAGTACGTCAACAACCTGTTCCCGATCGCGACCCGCGTCATCACCTCCGAGTTCGTCGACGCCGGCGAGGCCATCCTCTTCCTGCCCTCCGAGTACGAGTACTTCGTGGGCGGCGTGCGCGGCGTCGAGTACTCCGACGAGTTCCAGTTCCTCAACGACATGCGCTACTTCAAGATGGTCTCCTACGCCCATGGCATGCCGCGCTGGAACACCACCTCCGTGCGCCTTGACATCACCAACCTCAGCCCGGCCTACATCACCGTCAAGGTCGCCGGCACCGTCACCACTCAGGCTTCCGAGTAGCCACGGGGAGGTGAGCGCACATGAGCGTCGATGCCAACATCATGAGCGCCGTGCGCTCTAAGCTCAACATCACGTGGGACTCCGAGGTCACCGACGAGCGGCTCGAGCTGGTAGTGGAAACGGTCACGCCAGCTCTTGCCGCTCGTCTCGCCTACGACCCAGGGCACGAGTTCACGAGCGCTGACGGCGAGGCGTGGGGACTCTTCCTTAACGCCTGCCTGTACGAGTTCTCGGACGCCCTCGACGACTTCTGGGAGAACTACGGCGCGTCGGTTCGTGCGTGCCGCCTGCTAAACGTGGGCGGGGACTACTCGGAGGGGACCGACGATGCTTAGGCGAAAGCGCGAGGTCTTCGCGCCAACCGACGGCATCGTGTGCGTCATGGCCGAGACCGCCGAGCGCCAGACGAGGGGCATCGACTTCTCGAGCACGGCTGGGCTCGCGCAGGCGTTCCCCTTGTCCTTTCGCCAGAGCCGTCTGCGCACCGAGGACATGGACCTAGCGGTGGCCGAGGGCGTGAGGGTCACGCGCAAGGTGGTCACGCGCAGGGCGCCGAACGTCGACGCGGGGACCGTCGTGGCAATCGACGGCTCCGTGTATGACGTGACCCGCGTGGACCTCTACCCGCAGAACATGACCCTCTGGCTCTCCGAGCTGACCACCGACGGCACGTGCGTGCTTCACGGCACGACCGTGACGCGTGACGAGCGCGGCGAGGCAACTAGAGTCGACGCCCCGACGACCGTCTACGTGCGCTCCGCGTCCATGGGCGGCGAGTCGGGCACGCAGGCAGGAGCTCAGAGCGTGTGGCCGTCGACCGAGCTGACCATCCGCACTGTCGACTGGGACCAGGAGCGCTCCGTCACCTACCGCGGCATCACCTACAAGGTCGTGGCAATCAGAGGTGACGGCGAGTGGCTCACCCTCAGATGCGAGGAAGGGGCGGTTCAGCATGGCAAATGACGTCGTGTGCGGCGTGGACGGCTTCGGCGAGGCCCTCACGTCCATCTGCATGAGCCATATCGCTGAGCAGGAAAAGAACATGGACAAGCTCGTCGAGAAGGCTGCGAAGAAGAGCGCCTCCGAGCTTCGCGACGGCCCTCTCACGCCCGCCGAGACGGGTGACTACGCCAGCAGCTTCCGCGCCAAGCGCGGCAACTGCGGGGAGGGGACCGTCGAGTACGAGGTCGGCAACACCCGCAAGCGCGGAAACCTCACCCACCTGCTCGAGTTCGGCCACGAGCTCTTCTACCACGGTAGGCCGACGAACAAGCGCACGCAGGCATTCCCGCACATCGAGCCCGCCTTCGTGGTCGGCTCGGAGATCATCAGACAGGCTACGGTGGACCAATGAGGACCTACGACGACATATGCGACGCCATGAGGGCCTGTGGCATCCCGTTCGCACGCATCTCGTGGGAACCGCTTGCGCCTGAGGACATACCAGCCCTCCCTCACGCCCTCCTGGTCCCGCAGAGGACCCGCAACGCCAAGGCAAGCGACGGCATCTCATGCCACATCACGCCATACAACGTGGAGCTCTACTGCCAGGGTTCGAGCATGTCCCTCGAGGAACGGGTCCAGACCGCGCTCGAGTCGGCAGGGTTCGCCCCCGACCGCTACACGGTCCCGCTCACTGACGGCATAACGGAGGTCGTCTGGGGCGGGCTCGATTGTTTGGAAGACTAAAGAATTAAGGAGGCATCATGCCTGACACCATCAACGGCATCCAGTACGGCCTCGAGGCCGTCGGCTACCGCGTCGAGAACAGCGATGGCACCTACGGCCCCGAGAAGGTCATCGACTGGCCCATCAACCTGACGCTCGACTTCCAGTCCCAGTTGCTCAAGTTCTATGCCAATAACGACACCGCGGCTGCCATCGAGACCGATGACGGCTTCTCCGGCTCGCTCGAGGCCATGTATTTCCCCGACGACTTCCTCGTGGACGTCCTTGGCCAGGTGCGTGACAACAACGGCGCCATCCTCTCCGGCGGAGGCGAGAAGTCGAAGTACTTCGCCATGCACTTCATGTTCAAGGGCGACAAGTACGACAAGAAGTGCTGGGCCTGCAAGTGCAAGGCGACTCCGCCCACTGGCGCCCACACCACCACCGAGGGCTCGACCATCAACGCCGACCACGAGACCATCCAGATCACGGCAATCGCCAAGACCTTCACCGAGGGCACGGGTAACAGCGCGACCACGACCAAGTACGCGGTGGCGAAGATGAGCGACACGACCACCAACCACGACGCCTACCTGACGTTCTTCGACATGGTCCCGCACGGCACCGCGAGCTCCTAAACTATTGCCCGACGGCAACAGACATCAGCAACAAGCACTAGGGCAGGGTCTTCTGACCCTGCCCTTTTTACGCAAAGAATCGAGGAAACGTGGCTAACACGACCACCATCACCCTGGGCGAGAGGGAATACGCGCTCAGGGCGT